GAAAATTGCGGCCTGCCCACGTATCGCAGTTCTTTTCCGTCGCTTCGAGTAGCCGAGATCACTTCTAGAAAATCCACTGGCAAACTGACGTACTCAGTGGAGATTGTTCTTACGTCGCGCGTTTCCATCTGCGGCACACGCAGCACCCGCGAGAACTGCGCGGTTGCATAGCGAATCCACGTCGGGATGATCGACGTAACGTCGTCGCGTTGCACGAACGAAGCAATGTCGGATTTAAGCGTCCCGTACGTCATCTAGTGTTCCATGTGAAACAGCCCCGGCACCTTGTGAGCGCCGGGGCGGGTTGCTACTGCGTCAGGGATTAGCCGTCAGCGTGGATGCGGCAGGCGAGTTCAGGACGGATCGCGGCGGCGCCGTACAACACGTCAAAACGAGCCGGGAACTGGTCGTCCGAGATTGTGTAGTCACGAACAAACCGCAGCGAAATGCCGTCGTAGACTTGGCGCGAGGCCATGTCGACACCCTTCGGAAGCACGAGGTCAGCCGTCGCAAAGGTGAAGGCGTCCTTTTGGAACGCCAGCGACGAGTTCAGCAGCTCGTTGGCGCCCGCACCGATCTTGACGACCGCCGAGTTGTCAGCAATTGCGCTGCTGACGTTCTGACGCGCACCCGAGGCCACGATGGCCGGCGAGATCGCAAGCGAGGTCGCCGAAGTGCCCGAGTTGGCCGTCACCACAAACTGCTTGAGAACACCGGTCGAGACTTTGGTCTCCGGGTGAACGTCAAACACACCCGCAAAGGTCACCACATCGCCCGCAAGGAACGTGGTGGTGCCGGTGTCGACGACGATGGCCGCGCCGGTCTGCGTAGCGCCATTCGACAGGTAGCCGGTAATCTTAGCAGCGGTGCCGGTCAGGTGGTCGGAGACGTGGGTCGACTCATACAGGTCGAAGCCAGCGATGCGGCCCAGCATGCCTTCGCGGTACTGGTCCTTGATTTGCGTCGAGTCTTGAAAAAGCCCTTTCAGCGCGTCCACAAATTTGACAGTGTGATCGGTGGACAGCAGAACGTTGCGGTTATCGGGCGGGGCCAGCGAATCGGTCAGACGCTTGCGGGCGCGGTTCAGGTGGATGAGCGCCGGGGCAACGGTGTCAGCGTCGACCACGTTGGCAACCGACTTGTACATCGACGACCAAACGTTAGCTTCGATCTGCGCGGCTAGGCGGGCCATCGCGGGCTCAAGGTAGCGCTTGGCGTAATCGTCGATGTTCATCGTCAGTTCTTTCGACGAGAACTCAAAATCCACGCCAAGTTGCGTGTCGACGGTCAGCGCGGTGTTGGTTTCCACCACGTTTTGCACCGACAGCGCCGAGCCGGACCGAACCGTGAATTGATTGGGCTGACGGATGCGCAGGGTCGAGCCGATCTTGGCGCCGTCCTGGGCAAACGAGTCATCGTAAGCGCGGTTAATGTTGCCGATGAAAGTGAGTTTCTGGTGCAGGATCAGAAGCGCACGCTTCGTAATCATGTCTGCGTTAAGCAGGGTATTGGTAGCCATTTTTAGTCCCTAGAAATGCAAAAACCGCCCGAAGGCGGTTTGTCAGTTACGAGATATGCCGCTGATTAGCGGCGCGGTTGCTTAGCGAGGCGGGCTCGTTCCCGGCGCATGTATTCGTCAATCGGCAACTTGTCGAGATCCACGGTCGCTTTCGACGTGGCTCCGGTGATGGTCTTGACGGGTACTGCTGCGGGCGCGGCGGGCGCCTTGCTAGCTTTGGCTTGCAGGTCCATCAGTTGCTTTTGCGCGTGCAACGCCTTGACGATCCACGGATCGCGGATGTTGTCGATTGCCTTTGCGTCAGCACCAAGCGATTTAGCGACTTCTCGCAACGACTTGGCTACTTCTGGACCCCAACCCTTGATCTCGCGGCTGAGCACTTCCTGAGCTTGTTGCGCGGCCTTGGCTTGCGCCTCGGAGTCGCGCAGTGCCCGTTGGGACTCCTGCTGCTGGATCTGTGAAACCAGCCCGCCGCGCGCATCCTTCAACTGTTGATAAGTGAAGTATTCGGATTGCGCACGAACAGGGTCGGACTGGTTAAGAGCCTGCCAGTCCACGTTTGCGTATTGCTGCAACCGCTCATCAATCGCCATGACACGCGCGACCGATTGAATGTTTGCCTGCTCGGCAGCGACGCGAGCCTCACGCTGTTGGAAAGACTCCTCGGCTTGTTGGCGCTGCTGCGCCAGTTCCTGAGTCTTGCGCGTGTAGTCAGCCTGCCGAAGCATTGCCGCGCGCAACTTCTCGGCGGCTGACTTCGGTACGGCTAGCTTTTCCCCGTCGAGCTCGACTTCCTCGGTTTCCTCGACGGCGCTGTCTGCGTCATCTGCGGATTCGTCGGCGTCAAGCGTGTCGGGCTGCTCGGTATCTACCGGCTCCTGCTCGGGAGCGGCGTTGTTAGAGAGTTCCGGGCTTTCACTCGGATTATTCTCGGTTTCGTTCATGTGTATTCCAGTAAAGACGCACCAATGCAAAAACCCGCCAAAGCGGGTTCATGTAGCCGGGTGCGCGGCGGCTAAGTCCGGGTCGCGGTGCTACACCGTGTCCATGATGTAGCCGTACA